GGTAACGTTGTTTGTCAGCGTTCCTGATACTTCAATGATTGGATGAGCCGCCTGCGCCCTTGTCATGGTGATGTTCGCACCGGCAACCGTGAAAGATGCCTTACCGGTATCCAATGGATGCCAGTCACCTGATGTTTCTGGATTGGACGTGTTCCCATCAATATCAGACACCCAGATGCCGGACTCATCGTTCTGGAGCAATAATGCGCCTTTGTTGTATCCTGAGATTGCGCTGGCGAAATTTGCATCATACTTGAAAATCATCCCAGCCTGAAGATATTGGATGGCTGTTGACAGTGTATAAAGGATGCCATTCATATCCCGTCCTGCTGGAGGAATACCGCCAGCAGATTTCGGAGTCATAGTGACCTGCGGGAAACCGTCATTGAAGTTCGCGGCATTCGCAGCTCCGCCGCTGACTGCTGTTTCAGGAATCGTATTTCTGTCACCGCTCTTGGCAAAAGGCGTAACAATCTTGTAAGGCAAATCAAGAGACATCGATATTTTCCTCGTTGAAGTATGGAGCAACGTTGAAAGGCTGGAATTCGGAACCTTTGAAGCCGAAGTACAGGTCACCAGTGAGATACTGGAGATTGACGTGGACACCACCCGGATGTGGAATCACTCCTGAATCTAGGATGGCAATTTCGTACTGTGTAAGCGGGAACTGGAAAACAATACGGATTTCCATATCGCCGAGATCAACAACATAAACCTTCCCTCTGTCACCGAACAGTGTCATCAGCATCATGTTCAGGTTCGGGATGGTTGGCTTGTTGAGGTTGGCAAACGCCTTCATCATGATAAGCAGACGGTATGAATCATCCTCAAGCCGGTAGTTCATGGTTGCCCCTTCGGAGACGTAGAAAGTTCCTTCATCGAATGGGTAAAGCTCCCCCTCCTCGAAACCGAAGTTTTCCTGTTCGACATTCATGCGTAGGAATCGCGACTGCCCGACAATCCGCCCCCAAACATCCAGCCAAATTCCTTTTGCAGTCGAGACGTTGAATGCAAGGTTATAGAAAGCGTCAACAGCTTCCTTGGTGGAAAAATAGCGGGCAATATCTTCCCTCAACCGGTTCATCACCGGTCCTGAGTACTGTTTCATGTGCTTACTCCACCAGATTGACTGTAATCTGTTCTGATGAAACGACCGGAACCTGGTCTATGCCAAGCGAAACCATCGTTGCAGAGGCATTTGGGCTGGTGCCGATATAAATGGACAGGATGTTGATGTAATCCGATATGTCGGAGATGGCACCATAATAGGTTGACGAGTAAATCGTGCCTCCTATCCTTGCCCGTCCTGCTGAACCTTCGCCAGCCATGACTTTCATGACAGCCTGTTGGCTTTGCTCGACCACATCAGCAGGCAGGTTTTCGTTCATCGAAATATTGACGACAAAATAAACCGGAGTTGATGTCGGGCGATTGAAGGTAATCTGATAGCGTGGATATGGATTGACGTAGGAAGATTTGTCCTGCACCGTTACCGTGGTGTTGCCATTCATGTTTGATCCTGCGTTTTTCCGCAGGAAAATGGTTTCGGCGATTTCTTGGTCATTCCCGCCGACAACAGCCACATAAACAGAATGCGGTTTCAGCGTGTAACTGGTTGTCCCTACCGTGACAGGCAGGTTGGTGTTGTTCTCTGTGACGTAAACATCGACAACATCCTCAATGGAAGCGACAGAGCCAAGCAATGCCGCGATGGAACCGGAAGCATTCTGTGAAACGGAATCGTATCTCCGTTGTTCAAATGTCCTGTCTGATTCTTGGTCAGACCCAAGGACACCCGGTGCTTGGTTTGTGATGGCATCCCATCCAGAAACGACAGTCTGAATCTGATTAAGTGTTCCTGCGGCACATGGAATCGCGCCAAGGGTCTGATTGACGAAAGTCACCTCAACCGTACCGCCATCACCGAACCTTGCATCACCAGTCGATTCATAAACGTACCCATCATCATCCTTCGCGAGAGAGCCAGCTGGAAGCACAAAGCCAGGAATGCCTGTACAGAGCGCAGTTACAGTGGTAGCTGTCGCCTTCTTCCGCTGAATGAAGTAAATCTGGGCGATTGCATCGAGCCATCGTCCCTGAGCCGTGGAAGGGTCGAACATTCCCATCAGATAGACCAGAGCGGCGTTTTTCAGGGAGATGTTATAGGTAATGTCAGCGGCAAGCAGTCCCTGCGGTGTGCCGACATTCTGGATGTTGAGATTCCCACCGAAAGCCTCGTTCATATCCTTAAGAACGCCGGCAAGGACTTCTGACACCTCTGGAACGGTGATACCTGTATTGGTTATTTCGATGTCAGGGACATTTGAGGAAAGTTTTGCCATTTAGATGTCCATAGAAAAGGTTTCGCCAGAATCAAGGCTGATTTGAATTTCTCCGGAAAGGGTGCGATTGTCGAAATCAAGAAGGACAATAGCCTCTTCCACCTCTGGAACACCCTCTGCCGCTTGTTTGAACCACGAAATTAGCTTCGCAGGGGGAGGTCTTTCGCCAAGAACTGACGGCTGATAAGGAATGCCTTTTGTGGTGTCGTAACGCGCTTCACCAGTCCAGAGACGGCATTCAGACGCTACATCCTGGGCAACTGCATAAGGACTTGAAGCAACGGCGATGTTTCCATTTGTGTCAACGACTAAATCCCATGCTTCAGGGTCTAGATAAAGTGTATCCATAGAAAATCCGATGCCCTCACCTTACCCCTAGTCCGGCGGCGACGACCGTTTTCAGGGTAAGGGAGAGCAAAACTTTTAATCGCGCATGATTGAGCAGACATACATGGCACGCTGTCTGCCTTTCCAGATGTCTTCTGGTTTGTCCCAACGGAAAAGCTTCCAGCCAAATTTGTATTTCAACTTGATACCGAACAAGGAGAACTTATCCCGGTAACAGAAATACCCGTCATCAGTCTTGATTCTGGTAACCTCATCCTTGTTGTAGTAAGTCTTGAAAGTGCCTATCCAGCATCCAAGGACATAGTGTTGGAAGCCGTAGATTGGATTACGGAAAATCCATCGTACCCGTGACCAGTAAACCTGCCACTTGGAATCAGGATTTATCTTCCAGTAATGGTTGTTCCGGTGTCCGGCATCCAAGTCAGTGTCATGTGTCATCAGTAAATAAAAAAGCCCCCAAAGGACGGGGACTTTCTTTCCATCTGAGTACTGCGTCTCTCGATAGACCGTGAATAACGGAAGTATCGGGCAGATCAACCAAGTTATTAACGTCAGTGAGATGGATATCGGGGCAAATAAGATTGCCTTGAAAATTTTCATGTTTATTCTGCGTTATTCGGCGATAGACGGCGATTTCAAAAATCAGATGCAAGGTACATCATCAATAAGAAAAAACGTCTTAAAACAGCGTTTTCTATACAGGCTCATCCGTCCTGCTGGAGCCACGGGATACGCCAGGATGGACATGATGTACAAGGGATATGTTGTCACTCGTAATATCACCTCCGATGTTATGAATACCGCCAATGAAAGTAGCGGTCTGACCAGCATGACCAGTCTGAGTGAGATTTCCGTGACACTCAATCAACGGTGCATCAAGGACAATCTTTTGAGTAGCCTTGATGTTGATTTCACCAGATGACTTGATGAAAACCCATTGAGTCGGCGCACCATTAAGAATCCCGCCGATGTACATTGCATCACTTGCCGAGTACATCCGTCTGGATGATGGCGGTGATTTACCTTTCACGTTCTTGACACCGGAAATGTCACGGTGGGCAAAGACAGCGATGCCGATATCCCCAACTTCAGGCTCAACAATGAAAGCATTTTTCCCGCCTTGGATTCGACAATATGGCAGGTTTGTCATCACAGCATGGTCAAGCGGTTCTCCGGAAACCTTGAGCTGTTGGACAAGCGATTGGGCATTGAGTGTCCCGACTGGACCAGTTCCGCCTGCATTAACGGCAGTCACCCTGACAGGAATGGCTGTGTGCATCCTCGTGATGATGGACTGCACCCGGAAAACGAAATCAACATAGTCATTCTGGTCAAGAAGCTCATTCCATGAGGCATCAAACTTGTTATTCTTGTCCGTCATTCTCAAATCCAGTAGAGGAGTAAACAAGCAGGAATCGTGTGTTCCATTGTCTCCAATCAGGGTCACTTGTCCCCTGTTGGTCGGCAGATGCGATATCTCCTTTCAGTGGCAGGTAATGGTATTTTTTCAACGGAATCCGGTCACAGACCATCGCATTGGAAAAGACAGCTTCGCCATCGATGGAAAGTGAAAGATACTGTTTTCCGTCCATTTCCCTGAGAAACAGCGAGCAGTTCTGACCATCAAGGACAACATTGATTTTCTGGCTCGGAACAGCACTGACTTGGATAAGGTACTGGCTCATAACTGATGTTTCTTCGTTGCTTCGTCAACGTTTGCTGTCAACTGCTTGACTGCATCTGTAGAATTGCTTGCTGTGTTGGAACGGTTCTCGATCTTGAAGACATTGTTGATGTTTTCATTGGTTGGAGCCTGCGTTGTTTCCGTCCGCTTTTCCATCTCAGCAGGAACAGCATCAGGGTCATCCGTGTTCGAGGTGTCCGCCTTGCCCTGTTGCGGGTTGTAGTACTCAGAAGGTGCTTCCCTGATTTCCCTGAACCAGCAGTCAGCAATAATCAGGTCATCGCCTGTTTTCTCGCGGGTACGTTCAATCTGATATCTGGTCAGCGTCACGTTGTGCCAGACGCATTCAGGCATCAGGATGTCATAGACTGTTGCCTGTTTTACAGATGTCTTGAGAAACGTAATCAGCGTGTTCCGTTCAGTCGGATTCCCGCCTTTTGTGATGCGGATAGGAATTTCAAAAGGCTGGGCAATCTTGTTGTAGGTTGCGAAACCGCCTGTCTGGACACGGTAATCCGGTACATTGGATTCTTCCATGACCGACATTTCCAGAACAGAGTCTTTCTGGACTGCAAGGACGGCAGAGGAGCCTGCCTGATAGATACCCCAGATAGGCTCGTTTGAGAACAACTGCCACAGTGTTGCACCGACACGCGAAAGCACCGTATTGAGAATGCTCTTCGCAGAAATCTTCGGCAGTGAAGGTAATCCAAAAAGACTCATTGTTTAACCTCTTGACCTGGAAGCCAACCTAATGTCAGTTCTGAAACCCATTGACCGCCCGGCAGTTCTGAATGAACAGTATGTTTTACGTTTTGAATGATGTATTCCCCATTCAGAATGTCCATTTCTTCACTTGCAAACAATCTGACACGGTTGCTTTTCCAGTACCTCGGATTAAACAAACATTTCACATGAACGTTTTCCGTGGTCAGGACTGGATAGCCAACCATGCCATTGGCTTCGTGGATTTCTGATGTAGCATCCTTTCTGGTCACACCTTTCTTGCAGATTACAAGAACACCGCTCGGAGCCTCATCTGTCTGAATAGTTCCTTGTCCAAGGAAATTCCAGTCAATCTGAGCCGCCCTTGCTGTTTCTTCAATGGCTTGGACAGCAGAGCCTTGCACGGTGTAATCCCGAAGGACAAAGGAATCATCGACTCCATTGTTTTCAAGGACGCATCCGCATTGACCAGCGAGGTACGCCATGATGTCTGAAACCTTTGCCGCTCCTGCGAAAGTCTTTGGCTGGAGAACAATTGACTGTTTACCATATGTATCAGAAGCAGTAACGCGAAGTGGAACTTCCGGAACGTTATTAAAGTCGGCAATGGCAACAAAAATTTCGCCATTGAAAAGGACGTACCTTGTATCATCAACAGAAGAATATACTTCCAGCTTGATACCGTTCCTATCCTTCTGCCATGGTGTAGCAGCGGCAAGATGGACACCCATCAGCCGCTTGATGACATCCTTCTTTAAACCGTATATTTCGCATTCGAGGTTTGACAGTCCTTGAGCGCCTACCTTGACTGTTGCCGATACCCGAAGTCCGGGGATTTTCAGGACGGTGTTCTTGCCATCGAATGTCCCTGATGTCAGTGTGAAAGTGACATCAAGAAGTCGTTGATAGAACGTCCTCATATCGTAGCCCTCGACATCCTGCGGGAAACCATATCAACCCCCTGACTGGTCTTTTCTCCAATCTGTTTGGCATTGGTGTTTCCACGGGCATCAACATTCACCGTATTGGTGATATTGATGATCTTGGAATTGTTGACATAAGAAACCTGTCTTGCCCCTGCTGGATAAGCCCCTGCCATCGCAGGTTGCATCCCGAAATCCGGCATCTTCAAATCAGGCATTTTCAGCCCAGAAGGAATACCGAATCTTTCCTTAAGCCCTCCGAGTACATTACCAACAGCATCACCTGCTTTAGCGATGATGCTTTCCCAGATGTTCCGTGGTTGTTGGACCGGAGGCTGTTGGACTGGCGGTTGTTCAGGTTGCTGGATTTGAGGCTGTTGAATTTGCGGTTGTTGAGCCTGCTGTGGAGCAGGTCTCCTGCGGATAGATGGTTGCCTTGCATCATAGGCTTCCGGTTTAGCCAGTGATGCCATGTTCACGCCATAGAGCTTCGCTCTCTGCTGGCTTCGCATCCGGTACCACTTGGCATATTCCATTGTCTGGACACCGACACTGTCTCTGCGGTTGGTGTTGTAGTTCCTTTTCGCAGATTGCGTGACCATCATCTTTCCGGTACGCGGGTCACGATAGGTATAGACGATGTGGTCGATTCCCTTGAATCGTCCGCGTTCCCATCCCCGGTCACCGGTATCCATCCCAATGACCGTTCCTGATTTGATGCGGGACGGGTCGAGCTCATCCCTACCAAGAAGCCTTCCTGAACGTTTTGCAAGAGTCTGAATGATACCTGCGGCTGTTCCGTTCTTATAGATGTCCTTGACAAGTCCCTTTTCAAACTTGTCCGGACTATTCTGAATTGCATCCTTGAGCAACTGCCGACAATAAGCAGAGCAATCATTCACGCCGTCGAGGGCATACTTTGTCCCAACCTTCTTGGCATATGTCTTGATGGCAGATTCATCAAGCAGGCGTTCCATACCCCCGATAGACTTAAGACTGCCGGGAGTGGCGTAGTTCTCAAGAATCCTCTGCTTTTCAGCATTAGATTTCCGGTTGAAAGCAGAAGCCGCTCTTGATGTAGAACCAGAAACAGAAACAAGGCTTCCACTTGCTCCGCCTGACCAAGTGGATTTCGACCGCATATAGTCGTAAACCTCTTGCAGGCTCCTTGCCCTACCTTTCCCGTTGTTGGTGTAGAAAATAGCCCTGTTTGGTGCTACCTGGTCCCTGATATTCTTGTTGGAAGAAGCAAGCCAAACAGATGCCATGCTTGCGTTGGGATTCTTAGCAAGTTCTCGGAAGAATTTTATAGCTCCGCCTGTCCCAAGGAAATTGCCCATGTACATACTGGCACCGGAAACCTCAATTCCAGCTTTTTTATACGCACGTTCATGTTCTTTCATGTACAGTGCGCCAGCTAACGCATTCTGTCTTGGGTCGTAGATGCCATCATAGGTCAGTCCGTACTTTTTGCCGTACCTTCCAACCATTCCTCTCCAGGTGCCATCTGTAAACTGGAATAATCCTTTTGCAGAGGACGTTCCAGCTCCAGACCGTGTATCGAACCCTGATTCCTGGTGGGCAATGCCAAAGAGTATATCTTCTGATAATCCTGTCTTCTGTGCTGCCTCTTTAATGGCAGACGCAACCTCGGAACTTGGCTTTTTGGATTTTATTTTTTCTCCCAAAGCCTCCTGAGAACGCCCGCTGTAATCAGGTAGTGTTTCGCCAGTCGATTCGTACTGCGTTGGATTGCTGTCACTGGTTGAGCTGACCGATTTCTCTTCATCAGAGGTGTCGAATTTGAATGATTCAACCTTGTCAGCCAGTTCATCCATTCCAATCCAGCGAAGGAATTTTGCAAGCGCGCCACCAAGTTCGTTTATACCACTCTTGATGGCAAGGACCATACCGTCCCAAGTTTTGCGGACAAACTCGAATCGGTTTGTGACCTTGTACAGGACACCCATCAGCCCGACAAAAAGTCCAATGGCAGTTCCAATCGGATTGAAAATCAGACCAATGGCAACAGCCAATGCACCGAACAGGACAATCAGTTCGTTCAGTTTTTCAGGGTCTTTGCTGATTTCTTCAAGGAAACCTGCGAACCACTCTGTCAGCTTCTGGATGATCGGGAGAAGACGTGTGGCAATCTGCCTGCCAAGCTGTTCAAGTTTCTGCTTGGTTTCTTCCCATTTCCGTGCGGCTTCTTCCTGCTGACGGTATTCTTCATCAGTGGTCTTGATGAGTTCGCGTTTCTCTTTATAGAGTTCCCTTGTTCCGCGAACCATGACCTGGACTTCTTCTTCTGAGAAGCCACGGCTTCTGGCGAGACGCATAGCCTGCTGTTCATCGCCTTTTGCCATCTTCTTGAAGTAATCTCCAGCCTCAAGAAGCATACCCGGCAGGTCGCTGCGAAGCTCACCGTTCTTCTGGAAGACGTTTACATTCGCGAGCGAGAACTTTCTCAGAAACTCATTGGACGCACCTTTTCCAGCCAATACATCAGCACGGGCTTGAGCAAGTTCGCCAGCAAGCCTGTCAGCCCCTTCCTTGGACTGACCAAGAGCGGCATAGGTGTTTCCAAGAGCCTCAAGGTCTTGCCGTGCGACACCGGAAGCCCGGGACAGGTTTCCGAGTGCCACAGCAGACTGCATGGCATCCCCAACGATTTTCTTACCGAACGAGAACAGCGCGAAAACCCCAAGGAAGCGCAATGCCATCCCCCGCATACGGGAGAATACGTCAATACTTTTTTTACCGGATTCAGCTATCTTTTTGTTAGCCTCTTCCGCTTTCTGACCAACCCTGCCCATCTCATCACCAGCCTTCTTGGCGGCAGATGAAGCAGCATCCATCGTCTTCCTGCTGGAGCGTTGGGCTTCATTCTGCAGTTCCCCAAGACGGGTATGCAGTTTTTCGAGAGTTTCTTCTGCCCCGTTGTCACGGGCGAGAATCTCGATTATGAGCTGGTCGACTGTTGACATCTTTCTACTGCTCTCTGGTTGAATGAGTTGACGTTGATGATTTCCAGTAGGTCATAGGCATCTTCAATGCCGTAAACCGTCTGAAGTTCGTTCAGGGTTGCTAATTTGGATGAAACGATACTGCCGATGACGGCAGGGATATTGACGTAATCGATTAGACCGGGGATGTTGTCCTGCTCTAAGCCTATTTCCGGCTCAGAGCGGAAAGAAAAAAACCGAAGTTGAGCATGAAGGCTTCTTTCTTGAGTTCAAGAAGGGTGCTGATTTCTTCAATGTCTTCTTCGATGATTTCACGGGTAATACCGTGATTGGACGGGTTCTGCCATTTCACGCAAGCCATCAGTTGCTTGGACAGTTCCTCGATGTCCTCAATGGGAATCTTGGAAAAAGCCGCAAAGCCGATGGATGCCAGAGTCGCGGCATTGGCATTGGATATGTCAATATCCACGCCTCCAGCAATCAGTGCCTGAACGACACGGACGGCGAAACGCTCGCCCTGTACGGCAGACATTTCCTCAATCAGGAAATGCTTGCCCTTGTCCCGTCCTTCAGTGTTAATGACGATAGTCGCCTTTTTTCTCGCCATTTTCTATCTCCTTTAAGATGCCAGCAATACACGGTCAACACGTTCACAGGACACGCGGTAGGTACGCTGTCCCAAGGTGCGCTGATGAGGTGGCAACGGGGTCATGTTTGTCATCACGCATTTCGTGAAGGTGTAGGCTTCTTTGGTTGCAGGAATGCTCAAGGTGAAACGGACAGGCAGTTTTTCCCTGCGCTGGCGTTCGTAGTCCTCAAGAAGCTGGAAGGTATCGATGCTCTTTGAATCAGCCTGCAAGGTGATGGTGAACACCGTGATATATGGCACGCGGGCATAAGACATCTTGCCGTCAACGCCCATCACTGCGACACCGTTTTCAATTTCCTCTGCCGCGACTGCCGCATCAGTTGCAAATTCCTCAATGCGGACTGCAACCGGGAAAATATCGTCCTGACTCATGGTCAGGACTGAATTCATGGAAGTTAAAGTTCTATCTGCCATTTATTTTCTCCTTACTGAATGACGACAGACGGGATGGTGATTTTCTGGATGCTTCCACCGTCGCAATAAAAGAAGTAGATAGGCGGAGACAGCCGCTGTCCGCGGGTCTGTGCGGTTGCATCGCCTACAAGCAGGTAATAGCCCTTGGTGATGAGTTCGTTGGAAACATCGAAGCCGACCATTGCCTGAACCTGTACTTTCTGTGCATCAGAAAGATTTACACCGGCACGGATGGTGCCGTTGAGCAGACCCTGGTCAATCGGAGCCTGTGCGGCATCACGGATTTGGGTCTTGCCGAACTCGTCGTATGGAAGCGTATTGACACCCTGTAACAGGTCTGCCATTGCGACACGGAGCTGGGCATTCAGGAAAATCTGGTTGATATAGATATCGAACCAGCCCCAATCGCCAGCGAGCTTGCCGTCATAGAAGAAGTTGTAGGTATTCAGTGGACCATCTGCGGCATAGCCACCGTAATAGCTGTAACCATTGTTCAGCAGTGCATTTGCGCCACGCAGGGTTGTAACGGTCGGTTCAAGACCTTCCTGTGACTTGAATGCAAAAGCAGTCCTGCCGTTGACGGCATTCCAGTTGATTGATGCGGCAACGCCCATGACAAACGCCGCGATTTTCGCGTTGTTGTAACAGACCAGAACGTTGTATTTATTTTCCTGAATCCACTGACCGAAAGTTCCGGTTGCGTCAGGGTCTTCAGCAGAAGCATTGTTGTCCCAAGCTACAAACGCATAGCGGTGGTTCTGGGTTGCCTGCCAGCGTGCAAGGTTCTGCATAACAGAAGTGGAAACGGTAGAACCTGAGAACAGGACAGTGAAGGTTGCCCAATTCAGGTTTATGGTTGCCGCAGTGGTTACTGCATCAGTTTCCGATACAGATGCGGAACCCTGAGACAAGGTTGCATCGGACAGACCAAGCGGTTCAGCGGCATCTCCACTAATTCCAGATATGGTGGAATTTGCTCCAGTCGTTCCGGAATAGATTTCAAAACGGCTGTTTGCTGCATCCCAAGAAACGGTCTGACCATCACCAAGGCTTAATGCCGTCTGGATTGCCTGTGCCGCCGCACTGAAAGAAGTGACTTCTGCCAGGGACAGGCTTTCAGTGGAATACTCGGTACCATCGATGATCACCGCCAGAGAACCGGATACCGCCTGAATTGCGGACAATTCGACCCCTTCAAGGGATGTGCCCCGTGCCCATGCACCGGATGCTTCAACGCCGTAACGGGTGAAGAACAGTGCGTTCGGGAACAATGCCTGACGGACATTGGAAGAGGTGAAATAAGCAGAAGCGGTTTCGTATTCTTTGGAAGTATTGCCGAAATAGCTTGCGACATCGTCTAGCGTGTAACAGGTCAGCACATTGCCGACTGGTGCAGACGCATTGGTGGTCAGAATCAAGCCGTTGAGAGCCAACGGGTTGGAACCCGTACCGACCACGCCGGGATTGATCTGAACGATCTGTGAAATTGGAATACTCATTTATTCTCCATTAGCTAGGATGGTTGAGACCGGAAGCCCATCAATCAGTTGGATTGGGGTTGTGACGGTCGGGTTGAACTGGAGGTGAACCTCCGTTGTCCACCGTTCGAGGTAGTTTTTCTCGCCGGTGATAAGCGGTATCTGCCGCGGGTCTGTGGCATAGAGCGGTTTAATTCCATCAGGAAATGACTGGAAGGCGTATTCGTCCTGAATGAGGTTTATGAACGTCTGCGCCTTGTTCCCTGAACCCTCGCCATAGAAATCCACTTGGATGCAGTACTCGGTATGCGTCTTGATGCCAGCCGTGCTTTCCTTGAAGTCGTAATGACGGGAATTTGTGGACAAGGCTTTCTTCCAGACATCGTTCATCAGGATGAATTCCCCTTGCGGCATCGAGACGTTGTTGACCTGCCCTCGGATGACAGTAATCCCGAAAAGGAACAGCAGGAACCGTCCCAATGCGGCATAAACCGCATCGTCTGTGATGTTTGGTGAAATCATTGTTGAACGCAGATGACGTGGCACCAGTTGTCCCACGTTTCAGCCGAATGGACGACCTTCCATGTCGTGGGTTCGATGCCTTCGAATTCTCGGAAAACCATCAAGTCACCGCCCCGCATCTGGCGGAACGAGATGCCCATGGAATTGGCTGACAGATAGACAGACCGCATAACCCCAGCGATGTTCAGGTTGTTCATCTGACGGAGCATTTCGTCACCGACAGACTGGACATTTCCCTTACATATAATTTCCTCGTATGCGGGAACCTGTTTGAAGTTTTCGTCCACGGTCCATCCGGTAGAACGCCGCCAGATGATTTCCTGGTCTGGATTGATAACCTGGATGCAGGCATTAGCTATTTCCCTGAGATTCATGTTTCAGACTCCACTGAATAGCCCTCGCCAATGTCATAGTCATATGAGATGGAATCCCGCATGACACCGGAATCAACCAGCGTGCGGATTGTATCCGCACCACCTTTGATGGGTTCACCGTTTGAATCTTTAAGACGGTCAAGTTTCCTTTTGTAGGTTGACTCAGCATTCGGTGGAGGCATATTGGAATCGATGGTTTCAAGGATGCCTGTCTGCATTGCTACGCCCATCTTGTCAGCAACCGTTTCTAGGTCTGCCCTACCCTCGAGGTAAGCAACGCCCATTTTTCTGAGCCCTTCTGCCCACTCATCAGCCTTATTTACCAATGTGGTACGCAGAAACGGTCTCGCAGGACTGATGGATGTTCCGTACTCGTTGTACATGGCAACCTCGGCAACAGATTTTCCATCCACGTATGTCGCGCCAAGAACGCCTGCCCTGACCTTGAGACCTTTAAGCTTTTTGATACGGGAGATGATGTCATTGATGCCCATTGTCACCCCCAAGGATGATAGTTAGGTATAGAAACCATCCTTCCGCCCCACGTACGATACAGTTTCATCAATTGCCAGAAAGTCGAACCGCATGGGGTCTGGTTGAACCATTCCCCTCCAAGATTGTTCAGCATCCCATATGAAACGTTGACAGATCCCTCACCAGCAGAAGCCACAGGACCGGATTGGTTAGGGTCACGGATAGCCATCGTTGCGAGATGACAGGTCAAGGCATCCAGCACAATCCCCCTGTCCATGACACCGTTTTCAGGGTCATACGGCACAAAGGAATCCTCTGTGTTAGGGATAATCGCGCAGGCGACATCGAACTGATACTCCAATGCCTCATCGGAGATTTTGTCTTCGGTGAAGAATGGATGCCTGTTGCGGAAGGCTGTGACATTAAATTCGACAATCATCGTTCCTTGTCTTCTCTGGTTGCGGTTTTCTTTGTGTCAACCGGCTCAAGACCTGTCTTCAGGTTTTCTTTCTCCTTTGCCTCTGCCCGTGCATCCGCTTTGTCAGCGGCGGCAAAGATGAATCCGCCTTTGAACAGTTTTTCGTTCGGGTCAGAGCCATACTTGGCTTTGATAGCGTCCCAATCCTTGCGGGAGATGATGGTTTCACCGAAAGCACGACCAGAATCAAGGACATCACCGTTTACGCCCCTCAGGCGGCTGTTATGCCCTCTGATGACGATTGGACGGTTGTCAATCTCAAAAATCTTGTCGTGATGGGAACGGAAACAGACCGTCACCATGTCAGACATTTTTTCTGTCTTGATGGATGGAGCCTTTCTGGTATAAGCACGTTTTTTCGGGGTTTCAGGAGTTTCGATAGTCGCCATGGTTTTCTTCCAATAAAAAAAGCCACCCGATTGGATGGCTTGGATATAAGAAAGATATCTTAAGGATATCTGAGACAGGTATGAAAAACCCCGCCGGAGCGGGGTTGGTTTAGATGCCGGACATCACTGCGAATGCGGCTGGCAGACGCATGATGAAGCCGTAGGTGGATGCGCTGAATTTCTGACGGAAGGAACTCAGGTCAGGAATCAGGCGACCCTGACGGATTTTTTCACCGAAAGCCAGTTCACCGGTACGCTGACCGACTGCTTCAGTGCAGACCATCATCATGATTTCACCGGATGCGGTGTTGCACTGTGGGACGGTTTCAATGGTCAGGCTTGGGAATGCCTTTTTCAGCATGTCTTCAGCAGAAACGTTGAAATCTGTTGCAGATTTCAGATAAACAGCGCGACCCGGGGAGAGCAACAGCTTCATCGGGGTGTTTTCGTCAACCAGACCGTTCATCTGACCCTGCAATGCAGAGAACAGTTTCAGAACGTCCTGATAGATGGCTTTGGTGCCACCGGATGCCAGAGCCAGTTTGGAAGTCCAAGTCACCGCAGAAGAAACAGTGTCTGGGGAAATTGCCGCTGGCAGGTTAGGGTCATTCAGCAGACCATAGATGCGTTTGCCTGCGACACCGGACAGGTAGAAAGTGTTGCTGTCAATCGCAATCTGTTCAGCAGCAGAACGCTGTTTGCCGGAAACCAAGTCCAGTTTTGCCTGTGCAGACATATCGACTTCACGGTCACCATAGGTAATGGTGGTCTGGAAGATGTACTGGTCACGGATGTTCCACTCGGTGTTGACACCAGCGGATGGACCATCGCCGTAATCAGCATATGGACCAGTGGAGCCGACATATTCCATCGCTGGGTACTGATAGTTTGCAGTGGTCCAGTCGCCGACTTTCTTTTCAGAGAAGATGCGGGTTGCCGCACGTTTTGCGGTCAGCACTTCGATTACGTCTGGGGAGACGTACTGAAGCAGGAATGATGGAACGGAAGTGTTCGGGGTGGTGGTGAGGGCTGCGTCCTGTGCCATCGCTTTTCGGGCGGTTGCAGGGGTCAGCCAGTCACGGGAATACTGGAAGTTGAAGCCTTTTGCTTTAACTTCATGGATAGATGGATTCATTGTGAAAAACTCCTTTTCTTACCAGTTGCCGATAACAATCACATCGCCGATTGCGCCGCCTTCAATGACCGTCCAGCCGGTATCGACAGTTCCTTCACCTGCTGATGCACCAGTAGAGACAGAACCATCGGTAGTTGATGCCAGCACCTTCTGACCTGAGGTTGCCGCAGTAGTGGAAACTGCATAGCAGTAACCGCGTTTGATGACGGACAGACCGGAACCTGCTGGAATGGTCATGGTTGCCCCAACAGCCAGAGATTCGTTGTTGTACTGATAAACGCGCTGGACAAAGCCCAGAACAACGGAACCAGCATTCTTTGCCTGTTTCATTGGATCAGTACCGGCAAAGCAGAATGCTCCAGCGGTGACTTCAGTTTCAGCGATTGGATTTACGGCGGTATAGACTTTGTCGGAGACATTGACCAGATCGCCTGCTACGCCGACTGCGTAATTGATGTTGACCTGTTTCTGTAAAGCCATTTTTATTTCCTTATTTGATATCGTTCAGACCAGCGAATGCGCCAGTATAGGATTTGGATTCAACAAGATTTGCATCCTGTGCCATCTGGACTTCGCGCTGTTTGACCAGGATGTTGAATACATCCTTCGCAGAAGCCTTGTTGTAAGCACTGGAAGCAATGCCCATTTCCTTGAGTGCGTGCATGTAAATATCAGGAACGGAATCGAATGCCGTTGCCTTGACTTTGCCAATCACTCTGGAAACCTCATCTGCGGCTTCAAACTGAGCTTCAAGATTCTTGGTTGCACGGTCGATGGCAGAATTGATAGCGGCATCATGTGCCATCTTGAATTTTTCAGCACGTTCGCCGTTCTTTTCACCGTCTTTCATTCCCCACGAGAAACCTTTTGCAAAAGCCGCTTTTACATCTGGGTCATCAGAATCAATACCACAGTTCTTCCATGCTTCATCTGCCGCAGAATTTGCGTCAATGAATGCGCGAGGGTCAGGTTCTTCATCTTCAGAAGTTTCTTCTTCGTATTTTTCTTCATCGAAGTTTTCTTCTTCGGCTTCGTCCTCAGCCTCACCTTCATCTTCTTTTTCGATGACATCTTCTTCCTTAATGGCATCAACAGGATCAACGGGTGGGTCTTTTACCTCATCTTCATCTTCAGAAACCTTTTCTTCAACGACTTCTTCTTCAGCCATTTCATCAAGGATTGAATGAAGCTCTTTCAGTTTTTCTGGTGGAATAACGTCCCCAAGGCTTTCAATGATGGCTTTCACCTTGATGACCTTGTTATCGTCATCCTCGGCAACGTCATCTTTCATTGGGTCGTTGTCCCACGCGTACCCTTTGAAAAAATTTTTCAGTTTCAACATAACTGACTTTTTCCCTTCTGGTTGGTGGATAATCTGGGCGTCGGCAACGACCACATCTGGTCCCGCACGTCCCTCTTCTACTAGGGCAACATGGTTGCCCCTGATGTTGCGCATAACAAAGTCATACGCCTGACCGTCGAATTCACCTTTCGTGAAGTCCGGGTCATACTGGTAGGCACTTGAGATTTGTCTACAAGTGCCATCCTGAACCGCCTTAATTCCCGTTTTGTCGGTGATGCTCAAGACGTTATCTATGTAGGGTGCATTCCAGACGGCTGATGTACCGACTGAACCAACCCTATATTCTTTCTGCGGCTCTTCCGCACTTTCTGGATGATGATGCAAGAGCAAGGGAAGCCCGTTGAAGGTGCTTAAGCCTTTCTGAAGCTCTTCTGCTGACCGGTATCCGTAATAGATTTTCTTTGGGTCAAGTCCAAACCTCTCAAAATCTGGAATCTCGAAACCGTAGTACGGTGCCACCTGTTCCTTGGTGATGTGGCATCCATCCACATGAAGAAATCCGTTATCATCGAAACGGCGTTTCGTGGACGCATCAAAAGCAAGGGGCTGCTTGTAGGCAGCCCCGCTGGTTGTGTTTTTCATGATTTTTTCTGTTTCTTTGGAGTTTGTACTTCGACAACTTCGATAAGGTCTGTTCCAATTTTTCTATAGCCCTTGATACGAAACCTTGTGCCTATTGGAAGTAGTATTTCCTCCTCTTCTGGGCTCTGACTAACATCTCGGACGCTTATTGCACTGCTTCCCTTTGGAAGATGTAATTCATATATCTGTCCGTTCCCGTATCCAGAATATTTTCTTGCTGTTTCAAAGTCTGTTGTGGAAGATACAAATCCCGATGGCTTCAAACTACCGCTTCCACGAACACCTCTAAACAGAATGAGGGGTTCTGTCGTCTCGTGTTTACTAATGACATCGTTTAGTATTGATATTTCACGATTATTTTTCCCTTCGCGAACCATACGGTTTAGCTTATCAAATGCCGGTCCTGTATAGTCACGTAACAATCTTTCTTCGCGTTGTGATAGCGGTTCTCCAATGATTGTCTTATGACTACGATTTGACGGAAATATCGCATTTTGAACAAAATCATCTGAAATGCGTTGTTTCTGTGAGCGATCTGAAAAAAACGCTGATTTTTTTAAGTTATCTATTTGCTCAGAAATTTCCTCTCGCCGTAATTGTTCCCTATCGCGAGAATTTTGTATTTCTCTTTCAAAATCATCATATTTTTTGCGCGTTTCTTCATTTCGATTATTTCCGCGATCAATATCTGGTTCTTTATCGTATTCTTCCTGAAATGCAATTCGAGCAAGCATTGCATTTATAACATTTTGCTTTGCCTCTGGAGAATTTGGTACTGGATGTGGAGTTTCCTTCTTTGCAATTAGCGCCTCGAGATCTTCCTTGTTAAAAAATTTTTTAAACGCACTTATTTGTTCCTCTACATCTATTGGAGGAACGCCTGCATCAGGTATGTTATATCTTCCAAAGTTGTCTTTCTCAAAACCAAGTTCATTGAATTTTTTAATTACATCGCTTCGTCTTGCTTTTCCTAAAAAATTTTTTACGGATTCTTTTTTGGTTTCCCCTTCAAAAACAGGAATATGATTTCCGTTTACAGTGATCCAGCTTTTAGGCTTACCTTCGGCATCCATTGCGATATGACGGCATAAAAACGCTGATATTTCATCATACGTTGGAATAATCATTTTCAATTCACAAGTTAAAAAAATTGGTTGGCAGGACAGCGCGACACGAGCATCGACAGTTTATGAGCTGACCGGGCATTACCCGTTCCTTTACGGCAGAGTCGTACATTCCAGCCTCTGGTCCTTCCAGTTTGAATGGCTTGTTGTGCATAGCTACATGAGTTGGTCGAGACGTTTTCCTGCCTGCGACATGAATCCAGACCGCTTCCTTGATGCCGGCTTGAATGTACCTTGCACGGTTGATAGCGAACGTGGCTTTCTGCGTCTGATCTATGGCAATCGTCTTTGCCCTGCGTTTTGTAATGCCGAAGCCGTGTTCCAGTTCCTTCTGGATATAATGGATATCCCTTCCGTCCTGAACACCACGTTGGACGATTCCGGATACCCTGTCTAGGGATTCCTGCGGGATGGTCTTGATAAGGTCAACCTGTGTTTGCCTGACCGAATTCAGGACATTCTTGACCGTCTTATCCTTGCTCCAGTCAACGTTGAAACCAACCTCTGCCAAGGACCTCTTAATGGCATTACTGGATGTGGCGTTGACCTGCTTGACGAATTTTGACGCAATCCAGTCTGCCCTGTCATCAAATGTTGCAGTCCATTGCTCGCGAAGTTCATCGATAGCCTTTTGGAGCAGGATGGCATTAGCGCCCTTCTTATAGGCGGCTGGTATCCACCATAAAAGAGAGTCCCGTAATCTATCGACTAGAGACTCAATCTGTTTTCGATACCAGACACGAATACCGGGATTTGCTTTGACGGCACGAGCGGTCTTGGGTCTATTATTCTTCACCTTTTAAAGTCGCATTATTTTTTGTCAAGTCTATTTTTTTCTTCATCTAACTGCTTCAATTGCTCTCTTGATTTATTTTTTACATATTCAAAGAATTTATCTGGGTCAGTGCCCCTAATTTTTTTGTTTTCTTTTTTTGCTTTCTCTACATCATTCTTTACTTTAGATAACGTTTCCTGAACTCTGTTTTTTCTCTTTCAATAAAATCACGATGAGCATTCTTTTCCTCGTATCTCCTCATGTCTTCTCTGACAGAGGTGGTACCTGTACCAGAAGAACCTTTGGAAGACATTTCAGCTTTAGATTTACCGCCTGCGCTGGAAGAACCTTGAGATGAAGACTTCGAACCTTCACCGGTTTTCTTTGGACCACCGGACAGCTTGACCCCATTAAGCACACCACCCATCCCAGCATTCACTTCACCAGTCTTGGTATTGATGTCAATGTGACGACCGTTCTTGGTAATCCAACCGTCCTGGTCGATTTCAGCGTCCATTGCCAGCTGGCGTTTCAGATATGATTTCAGTTATTGGGAGTTTATTTTCATTCTCTTTGTCATTCTGTATAGGGTTATTATATAATGCCTCTTCAGGATTTATAACCCCCTCTTCGTCATTTTCTGGAAGTTCATCAGGGTCAATGTTCAGACCGCTGTTTTCATCGTTCGCAATGAACTGACGAGCCTCTTCCTGAGAAATAATGTTCCGGTCGAGATATGCACCAACCGTATCTGCCTTGGTCTTCTGGATGTTGGCAATCGCCTGCTCGTCATCGTTCCCAAGTTCGTTCCATTCAAAGACCATGCTTGGGTCAACCTTTCCAAACGCATGAAGCTGGAGACAGTGCAGAATCACCCGCATTCCATCACCGAACAGTTTTTCCTGCTGGCTTCTGATATGGTCGTAGTAGTTCCGGATGTCGCTTTCACCCGTGGCGTTGAATCCGGATGGAGAGATGCCAAGCAATTTGACTGCTGGAGTCCGGTTGATACAAGCAAGGAATTCCAATGCCTGTCTTCCGACATCAGTCAACCCAACCATCGGAGCAGAAATATTGACAATGTCCTCTTCTTCTTTATCAATGGCTACCGTTGAACTGTTGTTCCGGTATTTCGCCATCAGCAACATACGGCGGTCGAGATCAGCCGTTCCACCTTTCTGGAACAAGGTTTCAGTCATGTTTGTCTTAACGACCGTCATGGACTGCTTTGTAATCAGTTCGGCAGTTGCTTCTCGGCACTGTCCGAAATGAATAACGTAATCCCAGAGAATCTGAGCCTGCGCGATGCCAAGAAAGTTATAAGCCGGCTTGAATAATTGCGGAACCTCATTCGCTACAAACCGGATGAGGCGGGATGCATGGACACGCTTTCCCATAACCCACCAAAACCGTGGCTTGTAGAAGTCATCCCGCAATGGGTCGATGGAATTGTAATCGCCCGGAAAAACATTGATAGGGTCAATCAATCGAAACCCTTTGACCTTATCAATCCCAACCTCATCTGATTTGCTTGTCAGGTTCAGCGGAAGCTGGAGCGTGTTGTCATCTGCCCCCGTATCGATGAAAACCAGACAACCGCCGAAATAACCGACAAACTCAGCAACCTGATGAAGGAGTTTCCTGATACTGAACCTGTCCAGCAGGGCGGTCATTTTCTGGACCACTTCGGTATCGTCTTCTTCCTTTATTTTGACAACACCAAATTCCCGTGTCATATCATCAGCGACGGTTTCAATACAAGCCCTGATAAGACCGTTCTGTGAGATGTCCTGAAGTGCAGGATACCCCATAAAAGAAGCCACGGACGGCATCTGCCCTAATTCAAGGGAATGCCCCAGCAGGGTCATGGAATTGGATATGGCGTGGTCTTGGGCGGTGACCGTCTTTTCATCTGGTTTACCCAAGGTTTCAGCCGCGCGGAATTTATCGTTCCAGTTAAGGAACGTTCCCTCTTCCATTTCACGGATGCTGAATTTCCTGCGGGATGGTTTACGAAGTGTTGTCTTTCTCATTTCAAACGGAGCGCCATACGGCGTTTCATAACTGGTTCAACCGCATATCTGATAGCGTCTATGTAATGATTGAACGCATCTACAATGGTCGGCAGGACATCTCCGGAAAGCCTGTCCACTTTGTAGGAATACTTACGGAATTCTTCAATCGTTGTCCTGCATCTGGAATGGATAATGATTTTTTTATAAGACCTGAGATGTTGGATGCCGTCCTCAATGGAACCCCTTCCCTTTTCTGCTGGTCTTATTCTTGGGAGTCCTTTCCGTCTTAGAAAACTGATTGATTCCGGACGGGCTGAATCTGCCCTGCTGACATATTTTTCGAAGTTCTGTATTCTGCGACAGATGTAATCTTTTGTCTCATCTAATTCCAGACCAATCCTGCCAGCCTCATACTCAATATAGAAGTAGTCGTCATGAATCCAGCAACGGACAGCGGCGGTCGGGTCTTGGGCGAAACCAAAGTCGATACCCTGATATGGTCCATCCCAATCCGGTTGAGATTCAAAGTCCCTAATTTCGTATTTTTCAGCGAAGACCTGAGCCGCTGAGTTCTGTCTATATGCGCCTTCCCATATCCATGCATAAGTCGCATCATCCAGCCTTCTACGGTCGTTCTCACGTTCTTCATCGAGAACTTTAGGAAACCATGGGTTGTCGTTATAGTTCAGCTCAACAATCCTAGAACCTTCCGGAGGACTTTTCCTGAATCGGCTGTCTGTTGGAGAACCGTCTCTTTCCGGATTCCATGTTATCCATACTTCTGAATTATCCGAACGGACAGTAGGAAGGAGTTTCTGCCATGCTATTTCAGATACGCTTTCTGCTTCATCAATCCATGCGATAAGGATTTTTGCTTTGGATTTGATGGAATCAAGATTGTTACGGAGACCAGCAAACTTATACTCAATCAATCGGTCATATGAACGGACATACTTATCGCCGATTTCGTAATACGCCTGAAGAAATGGATAAAGACGGATTGCCTGCTTGACTTCCTCAAGTGATGAATCCTCAAGAGAATTCATGTATTCACGTCCACAGAGTATCCCTCCTGAGATTCCCTGTTTCCCAAACATATATCCCCTGACCGCAGTCATCAGGGCAAAATTCTGTGTTTTCCCTGAACCTCGTCCACCATATGCTCCACGAT